CGAAGATGAGTCACCCACTCATGTTAAAAGCTGGGTGTCAACAGGCTCTACACTTCTTGATTACATCATTTCTAATCGTAAAAATGGTGGCCTGCCTGTCGGTCGAATTATTGAGATCTTTGGGCCCCCATCGATTGGCAAATCACACATCGCGACGCAGATTGCACGTTCAACCCAGCAAATGGGTGGTATTGCTGTCTACATTGACACTGAGAATGCTACATCTGTAGAAAATCTACAGGCTTTGGGCGTTGATGTAACAAGACGATTCGTGTATGTTGACACACACTGCACAGAAGACGTCTTTGACACAGCAGAAAAGACAATTCTGAAGGCGAAAGCCATGCAGAAAGATGTCCCAATTACTATTATTTGGGATTCTGTTGCAGCATCGTCACCTAAAGCAGAGCTCCTTGGTGATTACGATAAAGAGACAATCGGTCTCCAAGCCAGAGCAATCTCGAAGGGCATGCGTAAGATCACAGGCGTGATTGGTGACCAGTCTGTTCTAATGATCTGCCTAAATCAGATTCGTACTAAGATCGGCGTTCTGCATGGTGATCCGACGACAGTTCCAGGAGGAATGGCAATCCCATTCCACGCGTCAGTGCGTCTTAAGTTGGGTGCAGGCCAGCAGATCAAAAATAAGAATGATGATGTCATCGGCATCAATGTCTCAGCAAAGACGATCAAGAATAAGGTCTCGCCACCGTTCAGAACTGCCAATTTCCAGATTCACTTTGGAAAGGGCATCGTTGAGCATGAAGAGATCTTTGATGTCCTACGCGATGCAGGCGAGCGCCAGATCGGTGATAATATTATCTGTGTGTCTGGAACGACAGCGTGGAAAGTTTTCACTGTAACCAATACTGTTAGTGGAACAACACTCATTGAGAAGAAGTTTCACAAGTCAGACTTTGGTGACATGCTCAAAGATCCCCAGTACAAGCCTTATCTTGAGGATCTAATTGACGCAGTCATGGTGAGAACAAGAGATGACGCCGACCTTGTTGCAGCCGACGACGAGGAAAATGAGTGATCTAAATAGATCACAAACCGTATTGCTGGTGGATGCGATGGGGCTGTACTTGCGACACTTCATCGCCCACCCAGCAATGGGTAATGATGGTCAACATGTCGGCGGAATTGTTGGTTTTCTCCTTGATCTAAAGAGGATCGTGGAGCGCTTTAAACCTAATCCGATCTATGTTGTCTGGGAAGGTGGAGGTTCGCCGCGGCGGCGAGCTATCTACAAAGACTATAAGAGCCACCGACGGCCTGAAAGATTGAATCGCTTCTATGAGAATGACATACCTGACACTGTCTCTGGCAGAGACTACCAGATTAAAACACTTGTGCGTCTTCTAAAGATGACACCAATATGTCAAATCTATGTGCCTGATTGTGAAGCAGACGATGTCATTGGCTACATGTCACGTTATCACTTTAAGGACTCGTTAAAGGTCATTCTGTCGGCAGACAAAGATTATTATCAGCTCATCTCAGAAGGGTCAATCATCTACTCACCTACCTGGAAGAAGCTGGTTCAAGAGCAAGACGTTCTTGAGAGATTTGGCGTGCACCCTGTTAATTTCTCAGTCGCTAAAGCAATCTGCGGTGATGACTCAGATAATATTCCGGGTGTGGATGGCGTCGGTTTTAAGACGCTAGCAAAGAGATTTCCATCTCTTGCACAATCTACAGAGACTTCTGTCGAGCAAGTTCTATGTGAGGCGCGATCCAAAGTTGAAGGCGGTTCTAAAGTTCAAGCGTACAGGAATATTGCAGACAACGAGATCCTTATCAATAGGAACTTCTCACTTGTTCACTTAGACACGGCGAACTTGGCTGCTTACCAGATCGATAGGATCAACGGGATCTGTGATACTTTTAAGCCTACGCGCAATAAGATAGAGTTCATAAGGGCCCTCATTCACGAAGGGATCCAGACGTTCAACGTCGACCAATTCTTCCTAGCCCTCTCACACATCCAAACAGGATAAAATGCACGATCCGCACTTTAAACAGTACGGCAAGCAGTTCCAGGAAAAGATTTTCCAAGGACTGCTAACTGACCGATCTTGGGCGACTCAGATGATTGAGATCATGTCACCCACCTTCTTTGAGTTAAAGTACCTGCAGTTTCTTACGCAGCGGTACTTTGACTACTATCAGAAGTATAAGGATTTTCCAACGCTAAGCCTTCTTGTCACGATCATACGTGATGACCTGAAGGAAGGCAAAGACGTTGTCCTTCGTGACCAGATCATTGAGTTTCTGCAACGTATCCGTGTTAATCCAGACATGGGTGATGTGCAGTACGTCAAGGATAAGACGCTTGACTTCTGCAAGAAGCAGGCAATGAAGGAGGCGCTGGAGAAAGCTGTCGAGATGATTGCGACAGACAACCTCGACTCCGTCATGGACCTCATGAAGAATGCGCTGTCTGCAGGCACACCAGCAGCAATTGGGCACGACTTCTTCGAAGACACGGAAGCAAGGTTCATCAGGACCCGTCGGCTCACGTGTCCAACTGGTCTACCTCAGATTGATGCACAGGATGTACTCAACGGTGGTCTTGGACGAGGTGAGCTGGGTGTAGTCATTGCGCCGACAGGCGTGGGTAAGTCACACTTCCTTGTTCAAATGGGCGCGGAGGCTTTGCGTGTCGGTAAAAATGTCGTTCACTATACCTTTGAGCTATCTGAGACAGCTGTTGGTCTACGTTATGACTCTAATCTCTGCGGCATTCCAAGCAGCGACGTCATCGACAGAAAAGAAGAAGTCATCGAATTCTACAAGAACAACTCACTTGGTCGTTTGATTATCAAAGAGTATCCAACGGGCACGCCATCTGTTCAGACGCTTAGAAATCACATTGAGAAACTTCTTTTGAAGTCTTTTGTTCCCAGTGTGATCATTATCGATTACGCCGATATTATGAAGTCATCTCGTAAATTCGATTCACTTCGACACGAACTGAAGCTGGTCTACGAGGAACTTAGAAATCTGTCTATGGATCTCAATGTTCCAATCTGGACAGCATCACAGGCAAATCGAGAAGCTTCAAATTCAGAAGTTGTAGGTCTTGAGAATATGAGCGAAGCATACGGTAAAGCAATGGTTGCCGACGTTGTGCTTTCAATCTCTCGAAAGCCGAACGAAAAGGCAACAGGAGCAGGTCGAATCTTCGTTGCCAAGAATCGTGCTGGTCGTGATGGAATGCTCTATCCAATGCGGATCGATACATCGATGTCTAAGTTCGAGCTGATGGACACAAATGAGATGTCTGTTGACGATGTTGTCAAAGCTGACGGATCTAGCATGAAGAAGCTTCTCAAAGAGAAGTGGGAAGAGATTAACGGTAAATGAGTGACATGTATTGTAAGGAGAGGAGTTAGGAATGTCTTTAAAACAGAGCGTTGTGGAGTACTTCGGAGGCGATGACCTCGCTGCTGATGTCTTCAACAAGTATGCCTTGCGTGATAATGCGGGCAACAGAATCGAGCAGCTTCCCACTGAGACGTTTCGACGTCTTGCTAGAGAGTTTGCACGCATAGAGTCAAAGTATCCCAACCCATTGTCTGAAGATGAGATCTTCGACCTTCTTGACGGCTTCAAGCAGGTCGTACCCCAGGGCTCACCACTATCAGGAATTGGCAATAACTACCAACATCAGAGCCTGTCAAACTGCTTCGTTGTTGATCAGCCACATGACAGTTATTCCGGTATCCTCTTCACTGATCAGGAGCAGGTCCAGATCATGAAGCGCCGCGGTGGCGTGGGATTTGACATCTCAAAAATCCGCCCGAAGGGTCAACCGACATCGAATGCAGCACGCACAACTGACGGCATCGGTGTCTTCATGGAGCGATTCTCGAACTCTTGTCGTGAGGTTGCGCAGGGCGGACGTCGCGGTGCTCTCATGCTCACCATCGACTGCCGTCACCCAGAGATTGAGACCTTCATCGATATCAAGCGAGACCTGAAGAAGGTAACAGGTGCCAACATCTCGATCCGGTTCACTGACGAGTTCATGCAGGCAGTTGAGGATGGTAAGGACTTCCTACTTCGTTGGCCCGTAGAGGTTCATCCAGAGGAAGCCGAGATCTGTAGGACTGTCAACGCGAAGCAGATTTGGGACAAGTTTGTTGATGCTGCTTGGTCATCTGCTGAACCTGGTGCTCTCTTCTGGGACACAGTAGTCAACCAGGGAATCGTGGACCGCTATCGTGACGTAGGCTACAAGACGATCTCGACCAATCCGTGTGGTGAGATTCCTCTGAGCCCATACGACTCCTGTCGCCTGATGGTCGTTAATCTGACCACATTCGTCAACGATCCGTTTGGATCGAATCCCACGTTCGACTTTGCTCGGTTCAACACGGTTGTCATGAAGGCACAACGCCTCATGGACGACCTTGTGGATCTCGAGGTAGAGTGCGTCGATCGGATCCTTGAGAAGATCGAGCGAGACCCACAACCTGAGCACGTCAAGCGTGTTGAGCTTGATCTTTGGAACAAAATTCGCGCGGCA